ACCTTTGCAACAACATCACAAGGTCTATGATGCTGCCACCTTTGCCCAAGCCGAAGTCATACCAGAGATTGTGTGCGAAGTCCACTTTTAGGCTGGCATTGTGGTCTTCTCGATAGGGTGCATTGTAAAGGGCATAGCTGCTGTATCTCTTGATAGGCTGCATGCCACGAGCATTCAGGTAATCCGCTATGGAGATACTCTTGATGTGTTGCAGGTCATAATATTCGTAGTTCATTGCTATAGTTATTTCTTGATTATTTGAAAATGGAATAAATAACTCGGGGAGCTAATTCTCAGTTGATGGTTCTTTTGTCTTCACCCGATAGTCGTTTTACCTTCGGCTGACGAAGGATTGTTTTTCTGCTGATGATTTTCCCTTTTCGGAGTTTTTCCGTTTTTATCTTACTACCTTTCGACAATCGGATAAGTAATTGACAATGAAAGAGAAAAGTGTAACACTTCATTCGATTTCATCCTTCTACAACTTATGTCTACACCATGCCATCTTCATTCTGCTGTAGAAGCGTAGAAAGATGGTAGTAAGCTGCGTCGCAATATGAATACCTCCTGCAATCCTTTCTCTTTCACTGTATTATCCTTAGTTGTAGTAATGTAGTAAGGAGAATAGAAAGGAAAAGAGAAATGAGTATAGTGAAGGGAGATAGTAAGAGAGTGCTATGGCGGCTGCTCGGGATGAATCTTGCGAACAGCATAGACATATACGGGATTGCCGTTTACCCTGCGACACTCCCTTGTATAACCAGCCTTTCGCAAGGCTTCGCCCATCCGCTTGGGAGAGAGCTGCTGTCGGGTATAGCAGGAGAGATACCCCACTATCTCCGAATTGGTCATATAGAATCGCTTGGTGGCTTTCTCCGCTTCCGTTGGAAGGGTGAAATAGCGGAGCAATAGTTCCATTTCAGTCGTATAGACTTGAAAGGCTTCGCTATTATGGTGCAGTTCGATAATCTCCTCATCATTGAACCAATAGCGAAATCCGCTTTTTAGTAGTGCTTTGGCATCGCTATACACAGCATCCATTGGGATTGTCTTGGCTAGGTCTATATCTATCGCCAATACCTCAAAAGGTAGGAAACGTCGGCTTCCTGTCGGGTCGGTGAGAAAATCGTTGCCATTGACCGAAGCCACGAAGTTCGCCAAGTGTGGTCGCTCCTCGATATGCTTCTCGTAAGGCATACGATACTTCACCTGTGGACAGGTAATGAGGTTCTTCAGTTCGTTCTCATCTCGCTTGTTGAGGGCTTTGAGTTGGTCGTCAATGTTGATGATGAGGTTTTGACCGATAAGGCTCAACACATCTTTCTCCTGTGGGTATATCTTTCCCGTATAGCGGTAGTCGGATAGGGCTGGCGGACAAAGGAGGTCAAGGAATGTGGTCTTGAATTTTCCCTGTTCACCCGTCAATACAAGGCAAGTATGGTTACAACACTGCTTGTCATCCATCGCATTGGCGACTACCGCCACCAACCATTTGGTAAGGTATTCCCTCCACTTATCGGGATTGGCTACGATTACACAATTAGCAAGTGCAGTTATTGCTTCTTGCTTCACTGCGTCTACAGCAGGTAAACTGTGGAAATAGGCTTGTACAGGATTGATCCGTGGAGAGAAGTCGCTTTCTATGATACTGTATAAGTTTTCTGATGAAGTCTGTACGTTGGCTTCCTTATTCAAGGCTCGTTTAAGCGTGTTGATGCAGTAGCGGTCTATCGCCACATAGTTCCCCGTTCCTCTTTGGCAATACTCGGCTCGGTTTAAGACGGTATTGTAACGGAACTCATATCGCTCCGAAAGGAACTCCTCTATTTGGATGTTCTTTGAGGTGTTGTCGCAGTTTTCTCTTTTCATTGTGCGAATTGCTTTCTATTACTTGGTTTTGATATTTGGCACGTTCTCGATTACCAAAGCCAAGTTAGGCAGGCTTTTTCGCAGAGCCAAAGGTGGCGGTGTTCTTGCATCAAAGTACATCACTTTTCTTTGCTACGACACAACGAGAAAGCCCCTTTTCGCCCAACAATGGAGGAAAAGGGGCAAAATAAGTGTGCGGATAGTACGGTGAGAAAGTGTGAGGTCTGCAACGATTCGCAGAGTTTTGCACTTTTCGTAAGGAACAAATGACTTTTAGAGCGATGCAAGAGGATTTGAAAAGGGAAAAATAGGGGAGATATGATGTGTGGACTTCCTGCCGTTTCCCTCTTCTTCCCTGCTTATCACGACCTCTTCGGAAATCGAAATCCACTGCTTACTTTTGCGTCAGAAATCAATAATCACGCAAATAAAACAACAACGGAAAATGAGATTTACAGCCATTGACACCTCCGCTTGGGAGGAACTGAAAGAGAGTATCGTGGAACTCACAGACTGCTTCAACGAGCACTTTGCTCCACCTGCCGAATTACCCGACCTATTGCACAATGGGGATGTGTGCCGAATACTGAACATCAGTAAGCGGACACTGCAACATTATCGGGATACTTCCGTGTTGCCCTTTATTCAGATTGGGCATAAGTGCTACTATAAGCGTGAGGACGTGGAAGTTCTCCTCTCGAAGTCTAACCCTCGTAAAAGCTAAACGACTATGGAGTTTGAAACGATCAACAAAGAAACACCCGAAATGAAGCAACTCATTTCGGGCATTAGAAACCTTACAAAGCGTGTGCGAACCACAGCACAGACACATCGTCCTCTATTTGATGGCGAACTCTACCTCACAGGTCGAGAGGTCTGCGAAAGGCTTTTCCTTTCTCCACGCACCTTGCAGGACTATCGGGACAAAGGCATTTTCCCCTACACCCAAATTGCTGGCAAGATCCTCTATAGACTCTCCGATCTCAATAGGATACTACAAGAGAATTATGTCAAGCGAAGTTCGCTATAACATATGCTATCATAACCTTTGCTTTATCAAGCAAAGCCTTGACTTCTCTACACAACTCAAAACTCTTGGACATCTGTTCCGAGAGTTTTTGTTGTATATCAGGAGCAAGTATTGTGAAACTACTTTATACAACAATGATAGGTGTTTTTCTCATTTTGATATGATTAGTACCACCATACCCCCACCTCAAAGTAATAATATCGTATTCATTGTGTTAAAGCTGCCGTTTTCTTCGTTTTATTCAATATAAGTTCATATATTTGCATGATTAAATAGACAAACGCACAATCTTATGGCACAGAACATCGAGCATAGCAATCTTATCAAAGACAAGCTAAAAGAAAGAGGTCGCACTCAAACGTGGTTAGCTAAACAACTTGGTATGAGTTTCAGTATGACTAATGCCTATGTTTGCAACCGCAAACAACCTAATCTCGCCACCATCTTCAAAGTGGCAGACTTGCTCGGAGTTTCACCAAAAGATTTAATAGTATAAATTATGACAGATACAATTATTCAAATAATCCCAGAAGGGAAAGTAAGAGATTATATTGATGGTACTATAAGAAAAGAGACTCCCGAAGAATATGTGCGTCAAACTGTAGAGAAGCGTTTGGTTATTGAGCATAAATATTCAAAGGAGCAAATTGCCGTAGAGTTTCCTATTAAAATGGGAAATGGGAAGAAACGCGCAGATATTGTGGTATTTCCAGAAAATGCAACTAAGGAGGAACGAAAAGATCAACAACATATAGGACTCATTATTGAGTGTAAAAAAGAATCTGTCAAACCTACTGATAAGGGAGAAGGGGTAGCTCAATTAAAAACCTATATGGCTTCTTGTGCCAATTGCCTATGGGGGATGTGGACAAATGGCAAACATAAAACCGTATATAAGAAGATTATCGCTCCTGATGGTATAATCCATTATGAGGAATGTAATGACATACCTTCGGCAGATGGTAGTAATAATGAAAATGAGAGACCACAACGCAAGAAACTCTCTAAAGCTACGGATGACAACTTACTTTTCACGTTCCGTACTTGTCACGATATTATTTCTGTCAATGAGGGACATTCTAAACAAGCTGCATTCTTTGAGTTCCTCAAGATCATCTTCTGTAAGATTACTGATGAGCGAAATGTAACCAAACCTATCGAATTTTATACGACATCAAGCGAACGAAACTATCCAGATGGACAAGCCTCTGTTTATAAACGCATAGCACAAATATTTGAGGAAGTAAAGAAGCGTAATGGTAAGATATTTGAGGCAAATGATCTTATAAAACTTGAGCCACGTACTGTTACTCAAATAGTGGGTGAACTCCAAAAGTATTCACTACTTGATACTCGTATTGATTTTAAAGGTAAGGCTTACGAAGAAATTGTAGGTTCAAATCTACGTGGTGATCGTGGTGAATTCTTTACTCCACGTAATGTAATGCAAATGGCAGTAGCTATGCTCAATCCCAAAGAGGGTGAGAAAGTCTTGGATAGTAGCTGTGGCACAGGTGGCTTTGTCGTTACGGCTATGAATGCGGTGATTGCAACCATTAAGGCTAAGATGCAAAAGGAATATGGAGAAAATATGGAAGATTGGACTCCTGTTATCCGCAATGCTTTTAATGAGGAAATATCTCGTATAGCAGCTGAAAACTTCTTTGGCTTTGATATCAATCCCGACCTTGTTAAAGCTACAAAGATGAATATGGTAATGAACAATGATGGTAGTGGGAACATCATACAGCTCAACACTTTACTACCTCCGCAATTATGGGAGCAAGGGAAAAAGTCAATGCTGGAACAAAAAATGGATTTACCTCAAGGATCCATTCTCAATCATAAGACAATAGGGCTGTTTGATGTGATTGTAACCAACCCTCCTTTTGGCTCAAAAATTCCTATTAATGATCAGTCTATACTTGAGCAATTTGAACTTGCACATACTTGGACAAAGGTGTTGGGAAAATGGGAAATGAATGAAACCAACTTACGAGGAAGTGTACCTCCTGAGCAAATATTCATTGAACGTATCATTCAGTTACTCAAGTCTGGAGGACGTGCAGCCATTGTATTGCCTGATAGCATTTTTAGTTCTCCTGGTTTAGAGTTTATTCGTGTATGGCTTATGCGCAAAACACATATCATAGCCAGCATAGACCTTCATGCTGACACCTTCCAACCTCACAATGGAACTCAATGTTCTATTCTTTTTGTAGTTAAAAAGAGTGATGTAGAAATAGCCGAAGAAGAAAAGTTAGGTACCATTCCTGACTACAATATATTTATGGCTATGATAGACCACATCGGACACGATAAACGTGGCAATACTATATATAAGCGAGATGAAGAAGGTAATCTTATATTGCATCACGAGGAAAACCAAGTGCGAGAGGTAGATGGCGAGGGTAATGTGAGCTATCGCCAAGAGACTTTTGAAGAGAAGATAGTCAACGACCAGACCATACTGGTGGCTGATGTGTTTAATAAGTGGAAACGTGAAAATGGCATAACATGGTAAGCACAGCAAACCCTATTATCGAGCAATCAGAATCCAAGCGACAGATAGACCCTCTTTTGTTGCCTTCTCCGTTAAGATTTTGTACCATTTCTTTATCGCAAATGCAAAGAAACGGGGTACGACTTGATGCTTCTGCCTACGACATAGAAGCAATCAAAGCACTTAACAAGGTATATCAAAACCTTTATGGTTGGGTGTATCTGTGGGGAAAGAACGGATTAGTGAAAGATGCATATTATGGACCAAGAGCTAAAAGGAATTACTTACCCAAAGGAGTTCCTTTTTTGGGTAGCTCTGAGATGCTTGAAATTAAACCTATCCCTCAAAAATTTGTAGATAAGAAGTACACCAAACAATATGGAGTAAAAGATGGACAAATTTTATTATCTCGTTCTGGTACTATAGGAAATATTACCTATGTTAACAATACGCTCAGAAAATGTTGCATCAGCGAACATGCTATTCGGATATCTGCTGAAAATGCTGGCTATATTTACGCTTTCTTTGCTACAGAAATAGGAAAAGCGATAGTTCGTTCGTTTACTTATGGTGCAGTTGTTGATGAAATTGAGCCTGAACACCTCTGTAATATTCCCATTCCCAATGCACCAGAAGAGATAAAAAGACTGATTCATGAAGCCATTGTGGCATCTTACGATTTGCGTGACCAGTCGAACGCACTTATTGATGAAGCACAGCAGTTGCTTTATGATGCACTACAAATACCCGAAAGACCAAATCTCACACCCCAATATTACGCTCCAGAAGCTGGCTTCCGCAATTACACAGTGCCTCTCTCTAAACTCAATAATCGCCTTGATGCCTCTTATCACTTGCCCGAAGTAGACGAGATAATTAACCTTATCTCGAAGTATGCCAAGGAAGTAACTACGCTTGGAGATCCGCGTATATCCAAAGATATTATTCTTCCAGGTCGTTTCAAACGCATCTATGTAGAGAAAGAGCAAGGAGTACCTTTCTTTGGTGGCAAACAGCTGTTGCAACTTAATCCTTCTGGAGAAAAGTATCTTTCCTTCGGCAAGCATGCCGATAGAATAGAGAAAGAGCTTTCATTGGAAGAGAACATGTGTCTGATAACTAGAAGTGGTACCATTGGAAAAATTATGATCGTTCCTAAACATTGGACAGGTTGGGTTGCAAACGAACATTGTTTAAGGTTATCACCTCGAAATAAAGACTTGGCAGGCTATATATATGCTTGGTTGTCTACAAACTATGCTTTACCTTTAATTGTGCGGCACACTTATGGAGCTGTTGTTGACGAAATAGATGATAAGCAACTTGCTGAAGTCCCTATTCCATTGCTTCAAGACGAAGCAATACAACAACGCATCAATGACCTTGTACTTCAAGCCAATGAACTCCGCTACCAAGCCTGTCTCAAAGAGCAGGAGGCAATTAAAAAAATGGAAAGTATATTATAAATATCATATATTATGGCTCATAATCCAAAACTCAATGTTTATATAATTGGTCTTAAGCCTAAAAAGCAAGACGAAAATAAAACCTTTAGAGATTTCTTAAAGGAAAAATATTCCACTCAGTCTGATTTATCAGATAATAGTCTCATGGAATATCTTTTTAGTTCATTTGTTAACGGTGTGGGGCAGGACAAATTTCATAAGGACGATAAAAGTAAAAAAGTAATTGGTATTGATGATAGTAATATGCTGCCGATGAAACTTTATTCAGACAAATGGATGATAGATGGAGTTATAGAAGGTGGCAAGTATGGTATCTTAAGAGAGTATCAAGATACAGAAAAAATAGAAGAGAAGGCTGAAATAAAACCAAATTACGCAGTTTTGGATAAATACTACATTCTTCTGAACCCCGTCTTAAATGACAAGTATGCAGTATTACTATGTCAATCTTATACAGAAGAAAGTATTCAGGGACCTGTAAACGAGTTTATTAAAGAATTGTTTGGTGGGAGTGACAACTTCTTCAATGTAGATGTAGAGCCATTTGTGCCAAAGCGACTCAAAGAAAAATATGAGAAATCCGCAGCCATAAGAATGTTTAGTTTTACAGCACCATTACCGCTATCAGAAAGTCTTCGCACCAATGCAACTGAAGCTGCACAGGAATTTGAGGTAGAGGTACGTGTTAGACCAGTTAGTCAAAAACTTCCTATTAACTCTGATGGCACAAGAGAAATTATGCAGGCTGTATCTGAAATGAAACTTGAAGATCAGGCTCTCGGTGAAGGTAAGGGGCGCATATATACTGCAGATGAACAGGGTAGGAATGCCAATTATGATATTGCGAAGGATATTCAAAGTATAAGACCAACTATTTATCTTTCAGATGAAGGTATTACTTCTGACGAACAAACAGGTCTTCCTGATTTTGTGGCGATACAGAAGTATTGCCACAATCTTTTAACTGAAATTAAAACAGAGAGGAATATAAATCAGGAGATTCATGAATTTTAAAGAAGCATTCAAAACGTTAGTTCGTGATGCGCATTATTACCAATATGCAGGTGTTAGTAGTTCCGAATTAAGCATAAAAAAGAATAAACCTCGATGTTATCTCACCAAAATCCAATGGTATATATTAATGATTTCTGTCGTGACAGCAATTACAACAGTAGGTGGATTTAGTAGGGAGTTTGCTGGATATGTTGTATCTGCTCTATCACTTTTTGTAGGTTTATTCTTCTCATTTATTCTAATGTTAATTGACAAATTCCAGAAGACTGATTTTAGTCCATATAAAATGGAGGTCAATGCTCAATTAATGCCGATAGGAGTGAGATTGAAGAACTATTATAAAAAGGCAACCACTCTTTCATTTTATATTATAGTGTTAGCTTTACTATGTATTTTGCTTCTTTCTGCATCATTGCTTAGTATCCCGTTCCATGAAGTATATCTATACATCAAAGAGAGAATTTCGATAAAATATGTAGATACATGGAAAACAATATGGGAAACTTCTTCTTTTATTATAAAATCAACATATCGAGGAGTTTCTATATATTTCCTCTTGGACTTCCTTTGGATAACTTTATATTTGCTTTCGTCCTTCTTTGATTATGTGAGTAGTGAATACGACAAAGTGAGACTAAAATAGTATAATGTGCAGAAATTAAAATATAACTTTGATTTTTTATGGACTGCACATATTAGACAACTTGTGATGTACACCGTTATTTATGGAGAGAGAGAAAAGTATCTTTCCACTCCCTCCATAACGATATGAGACTCTATTTTGCTATTTTATTTCTTATCTGACACCAAGAATTCGCTAATATTTTACACTTTTTCTCTATCAACTTATTCATATCCTTTGAAATCTTGCTGTCCGTAATCTGAGCATAGATCTGAGTGCTGGCAATGGAGGCATGTCCCATCATCTTGGCAATACTCTCAATCGGCACTCCTGCCTCCAATGTCAGCGTGCCGAATGAATGGCGACCGACATGAAAGGAAAGCGGTTGCCGAATTCCACAAGCCAAACCTATCGCTTTGAGGTGCGTCCCTATCTGTATTCGGCTGAGCGATGTTTCAAAAATGGGGCTGTCTTCTTTCTTATCTTTTGCAGGGAATATTGAGAGTATCTGCTCAGCTATCGGGTGCAGTGGTGTAATGCTCTCTACATCAGTTTTCTTTCTGTACTGACGAATATAACGTACCCCAGCACTATTCGTCTCAATATCGTAGTACCGCAACTTGCTCACATCTGCAAAAGCCAAGCCTGTGAATACAGAGAAAAGAAATATCCTCCGCACAAACTCCGCTTCCTTATTTTGAAGGGGCATAGCCAAAATGCGAGCAATATCCGTCTTGCCCAAACAGCGGATCTTTCGCTCTACTCGCTCATACTTCGCATCCTCAAAAGGATTGTATCGAATGGTTTGCTGACTTACCGCCCTATACATCAGCCGACTTAGCCAAAAGAGAGTTTGTTTCGTTGTCGATAAGGCATAGCCTTTTCGCTTGAGATGGATACGATAATCATCGAAAAACTCCATGGTAAGGGTCGTAAGAAGAATGTCTTCTTCTCCCTTACTCTCTACGAACAATTCCAGTTGCCTATGATAGCAACGGCAACTTTGGTAGGTGTTTAATGCTCTTGTAGATTGAACTATCGACAATTCCTCTCGGCTAAGAGCAAGTAGCATGGTCGGATTTGCTCCAACTCCTTGTAGATGGTTCTTAAGCAACTCGGCACTCACTGCACCAAATTGCAAGAGCAATGCATTATATCCCTGCTCTATCTTCTCTCTAAACGATTGCAAGCGTTGATTCTGTTTCTTGTCATTCGTCTCTTGTCGCTTCACGCTCCAATCTTTGGGAGAGATACTTTCTCCTGTGGACATTACTACTTTTGATCCGTCTATCGTAATACGGCAAAGGATAGCCGTAGTGCCATCTGTTCTCAGTTTGCTACGATTGATGTAGAATAGGATATTGAATGTGCTACGCATAATCTTAAAGGCTAAGGGTTAAATCTGAGGTGAAAGAGAGAAAGCGACCAAACTCCTCGAATACTTTCGTTGGTGTTACATGAGCATATCGTTCAGTAGTCTCAATCTTGCTATGCCCAAGCATTTTACTCACGGTTTCTATCGGCACTCCATTCTCTAAGGTTATCAAGGTGGCAAAGGTGTGCCTTCCGACATGTGCGGTCAAGGGAATAGATATTCCAGCCTTCAGCTGTAAGGCTTTGAGCAAAAATCGGTAAGTCTCATAAGTAATTGTCGGTAACAATCTATCTCGTTCTTCCGAATGATAGGTATCGAGCAAAGCAATAGCTTGGGGAAGAAGTTTTACCCGACAGAGGGTATCAGTCTTCTGCCGTCTAAACTTCAGCCACATTGCTCCTGCATCATCCTGTACAAGATGCTCTTTGCTCAGGTTCATCATATCACAGAAGGCTGTACCTGTGTAGCATGTAAAGAGGAAGAGATTGCGAGCAAGAGACAATTCTACCTCGTAATCTTCTAATTGAACATTCAAAATCTTCTCTAAAGAAGACCAATCCAATGCTCTCGGTAGTTTGCTCTCTCCTCGGTCTATTTTGACAAGATCAAAGAGAGGGCGGTCAATCAGTCCTTCACGAAAAGCCAAACGGCATACCTTCTTTACAGCCAAAGTCATCTTGCGATAGTAACTCTGAGAATGACCATGTCTACCGACACTATATTGATGCAAGCCGTCCAAGAAGTCCTCGGTTAATTGCCCAAAAGTAATGTCGTTTGTGTGGTATCGCTCTTGGATAAAGACTTGCAGGTGCTTCTTGATCATATAGTAGACCGAGTGCCAGCGTTTCGAAATCTCCACCCCGACAAGTTTCTTCTCTTCTTCCACCATTTGGTCGTATCGCTGTAAGAACGTAGTGCGGTTCTGCATTGAGCCTTGAAACTGCTCCTTGATCTCTTTGGCAGAAAACTCAATTCCTCTATCACATAGAGTTTGATACGCTCTCTGTACGGAAAGGAGCAACTGCTCCAACTTTGCATTGGTAGTTACTGCTTCACGACTTTTGCCGTTTAGGCGGCTCTCTCGAGTATTCCACAACTTAGGATTACAAGAGAGTTTACTGCTAAACTGAGCCATCGTGCGATTGTAGGTTATTCGCCCCATAATTGGAGCTTGTCCCGACTTATCCAAACCGCTCTTTTTGAGGTAGAGCAACACCTTCATTTTGTCTTTCTGCATACGCTTCTGTTTTTGTGGGCAAAGTTACCCGTTTTTGAAGCGTTTTCAGGTATGCAAAACATTGTGATTCAGCGCATAAACACCGTAATGACAGATGCCGTTACCATTGTGCTTATTGCTTTCTGTTACCTGTCATCGTTTGCTTGTATTTGGATAACGATTTGGTAACGCATCTTCTGCACAAATCCACGTTTTCTGCACTTTCCATGCCAAAGCAGTTCACGGCAAAAAAACGTGTTTCTCTCATATTCTCAACCACTTACCATCAATCTACATAAATCCACCTTTTTCTTGCAGTTGTCCCTAAAAGAAATATATGAAAGTGCGTATTTTATTTTGTTGGGCAGGAAAT